CATCTAATTTCAAAGTTAAAAATGGAGTAGCAGCGTCAACACTTACTTGTTTGGTAACGATAGTACCAGAATAAGCCTTGCTTGATTTCTTTAATAAAAAGAATTGAGGAGCACCTGATACGTCTCTATTGAACACACTGATTTCTCTTGGTGAAAATAAAGTGTCTTGTGTAAAATCTATGCTTTCTTCTACGATAAAGTTTATACCACTTAAACTAGTAAGTTGTGTAAATGGTCTTAATATAAGAGCATATCTTTCATCCGGTATAAACTTATTGTCTAGAGTTTGTATAGATGGTATAAGTTGAAAAATATCAACATCCGCAGTTGATGCGGAAGAAACTTTTGGTTTATAACCCAAAAACTTAGCTAGGTTTATGATGTTTCTACGATCTACCGCAAATTGAATAAAACTTTCCAAAAATTGTTGATCGGTATAATAAGATAAAACATCACCAACATAAGAGGCTTGTTCAATAAAAATTTGACCAGGAGAACTTTCACTGAAATCTCTATAAGACAGCGGATAATATTGTTTTGTAAACTCAATAAGCTGTTGTTTTAAAGATGTGAAATCTCTATTGACGTAATTTACGTCTTTGGTATTATTTCTAAATGTTTTATTAATTATTTCTGACATCAGATTCTAGGGGTTGAGATTGTTACATCCGTTTGTGTTGTAGCATTATTATAAGTAAATACAACGCTTATAAATATTTTATTTTCATCATTATTTATAGATCCTCTGTAATTTTGTTCACTAGAAAGTTGAACCTTTACATCATTGACAATCACACCATTGACAAATTTATCAATATCACGCTGTACAGTATCTACAACAATTTCTCTGGAAACCTCCGTAACATTCATTTCGAATAGTAAGTTATATAAACTCGATCCAAATGTATTATTAAATCTTCTCTCGCCGGGTTTAGTCGATAGAAGATTATGAATATTTGATGATAATTGTTCTGAGGTCAATGAATTGGTTTCAAAATATCCATCTTGACCCAACGTAATCGGTAATTTTAAACCTAGAGCTTTTTTAGCCATGGATTAAGCCTTATTTCTTTTCTTATCTATAGCCTTCATCAACTTTGAATAGTCTCTGGTCATGGCTTGATAAACAGATTTTACCTCTTTTGGAGCAACTTCAGGTACTTGAACTGGAGATTCAGTATCAGATATTACAGATACATTTCCACCAATCGGATTAAATCCCTCAGATAAACCAACATATTGGCCCTCTCTTGGAACTCCACCTGTAGTTTCGTTCAGTACTTGATTTAATACGTCATTATTTGAGTATTTGACAAATTTCTTAGGTACTGGTGTTGGTTGTTCCTCAACTTGTTCTTGTTCAATTAAGTCTTGCATCTTTGTAGATGAAGTTTCTTTTAATTGAGACTTTTTACCGTCTTGAGTCAACAAAATTTCAGCTAAACATGTTCTCAATTCGTTTTTAAGAACAGCTTTAACTTCTTGTTGTACAATCTTACGTATAATTTCTTTAAGAGCATCAGTTTTCATATTATTATATATAATTATTAGATTGTTTGATATTTAACTAAATTTATCTTATCACAATATTATCCGAATCCACCATAAGAGTTCAATTTATTTGTATCAATATTAGCGGTTATCTGTGAACCTACATTAGTTTTGATAGCTCCCAATTTTGATTTTGATAAATTTAATAGTTGTTCCGCACCTTTGGTACTATCAGGTCTTGGTATTTTAATTGTTTTAATTCTAGGAGTACTTGGTGGTTTGGGAATTTTAAGTTTAGGCATGTTCTTTTTAATACTTGACAATTTAGCAGCTGCAGCTCCTAAAGCACCACCCGCACCTCCTCCAATTAAAGCACCTTTTGCTCCACTCACTAATCCTCCTATACCGGCACCAACTCCAGCACCGGCTAAAGCTCCACCCACTAAACCACCCATAGAACCTACATCTGGTGCGCCACCAACACCGCTAACTAAATTACCTGCTGCACCACCAACACCACTAACTAAACCACCTGCTGCGCCACCAACACCACTTACTAGACTACCTGCTGCGCCACCAACACCACTTACTAAACCGCCTGCTACGCCACCAACTAATGGGATTTTACTTAATGCACCGCCAACTGCACCGGTTACCCCACCTACCACACTACCCGCTGCACCCGTTACGCCACCAACCACACTACCTGCTGCACCAGTTACTCCACCAACTACACTACCAGCTGCACCTAATACACCACTGGCAGCACCTTGAGCTTTACCAATTAAACCCCCAACTGATTTTGCTAGTTTTGAAGTGGAACTAATAACTCCGGTCTTTGCATCAATAATCTTATCATTACCCGCAATCGATTCAGGACTAAATTTATCCGGAGACCAATCCTTACCCAAACCATCTACTTTTATACCTTTAGGATTAAGTTTATCAACCACACTTCCAGCTATACCCCCAGCCAAAACACCAGCTCCAGCTCCAATTAAAGCAGCCTTACCACCACCGGCTAATGCACCGATACCAGCACCTAAAGCACCACCTCCTAAAGCGCCTTTGACACCAGAAGATAAATTGTTTAGTATACCACCGGCACTTTGTTGTACATTTCCAACCGCACTTTGTGCTTGAGATGTGAGATTGCCTACAGAACCCTGTGCTTGGCTGACCGCACTTTGTGATTGAGATGTGAGATTGCCTACAGAACCCTGTGCTTGGCTGACCGCACTTTGTGCTTGAGATGTGAGATTGCCTACAGAACTAACTGCGGATGTAGCAGAACTTTGCACTTGTGATGTTGCTTTGGAAGCAGCTTGTTGAGCGGCATTTGCATCCAATCCTTTAACTTCTTGTGTTGGAAGTTTAATATTTGGATTATCAACGACAGGAGCTTTATTTGTCACACCAGATATGGTTTGTGTTGGAGGACCAACTAGTGCTGGTTCTGGGTCAGTGAACGCATCTTGTCTTTCTATCTTAATACCTCTTCCACCTATCTGATCGGCTAATGTTTGTAAAATAGATTCTCTTAATTGTTTAAAAGCTTTATTAAAAGCAATTGCGGGTGTTGTACCATCTGCTACTAAGCTTTTATTTGCTGAGGCTATTGTTACGCTCAATGTTTTTCCCGAAGTTGTTGGTCTTGGGACTTTTATATCACCACTCAATGTTACAAATACTCTGGGTAAACCGGTTAATTCATCTTTTTTTGTATCGGAAAATTTACCAGTTAATCCAAATCCTAATTCGTTTGGAAATTTTGCATCAGGAGATAAATCTCGCACAGATATAGTAGGCATCGGCGCATCATCGGCAGTTTTTACATTTGGGTTTACAAGATCAACCTTTGAATAAAACGCATTAATGGCTTTTCTATATTCATTTGCATTAAAAACACTACCATTCCAAGGCACCTTCTGTTCGTATGATATATAATATTCACTCATGATGATTAATTTTCAAATTCAAATTCTATTTGTACCGGACCTTCACGACGATTTCTACCTTTGAAATCACCAACAACTCCATCACCTGTAACAGTATTAATTTCAACGGGATCTTTGCACTCACCAGCACTGCCTGTTGGTTTTACACCATTACTACCCGGTGCATAACCACCTCCAGTAACGAACACTCTTCTACTCATGGTCTTGTGTAGATTATCTCTCAATAATTTTAAAGTTATTTGTTGTACTGGTATTTGCGTTTGATCTGGATTTGAGTCATTGGTATTTTGTTGATTTATAGCACCGGCATCTTCATGACCATGTGGATGTGGATGTACGTGATGATACCAATGTACGTGGTCCAATAGCCAATTACATAGATCATATAACCAATCGACGGTGGTTTGTCCTAATAATGCTGGTTCATTAGTGTCTCCATATTGACCCAAAAATATTTGAGGAGCATTTAAACATGCTAATCTATTTGTGGTCATTACTATCTGATCATTGGCATCAACAGTATATTCATTATCGGTAACAACCGCATAACGCTTTTTACTAAAATGTAAAGTTTCTGCGAATCTACTACTCAATACCAAACGATCTGTATTGATGACTATTTGATCTTCTCCAGTAAGTATGGGTAGTACAAACTTTGTAGAATTGGTTGTATTATATTTTACCTGTTCTTCGGTAGGCAAAGAATCTACGGTCACACCAAATATACTTTTGTATACAGTTGTTCTCCACATTGATTGTGTAGCACCGCTTGTTATTTGTATAGTACTACCATCGTGGTTTATATCTTCTTCTATCTGACCGCCATAATTTTTTTCTTGTTCATCTATTTTTGGAATGGGTGGTAATTTTGGATGTATAATTTGATCTATATCTTTAGAAATGTTTCGTTGTCTATTTCTAATTGTAATTTTTGGATTACCATAACCACCATAGGCTGATCTCTTCAATAAGTTTTTATCAAGAATATATGAAGAGTCTCTTATATTTTTATCAATTAATCTATTTTCATCGTATGCGCTAAATCTAATTGATTGACCAAATCTACTTTCAATAGCAGTATCACCTTCATATTTTTTAACAGATCTAATATATGGATTTATAACAAAGTAGTTACCAAAAAATCCTGTTTGGTTTAAGTTAGTAAATGCGGGATGTGATATATAACTTTCCCAAGTTTGTTTGGGATCCAGAGGTTTACGATATGGTATGGCACTATTTGATGTATCGCTTGCTGATTTCTCTGTAACGAAATCACCATTTGTTCCAACAAAATTAAACTTACTTAGTGGTTTTGTGTAAAAATAATTATCTCCTATTTTGATCACCAATACTTGTTCGTTAATCAGAGGATATTGTGTAATCGTAGTATCAAGTGGTATAGCCCATGGCAACTTTTCAACTGCGGTTTGTTTTTCCAAACTTAAAATTCTAACTTTGGCTCTACCAATATAGCTAAAATCTGTATCTGATGGGTTTGGTATACCAGTATTATAATTTACTGGTATCTGTTGGTACTTGATGGTAGGTGCTGGATAAGAATTAGGATCGTTTTGATTCTTACCTAGAAACGGATGATTTTTATCCAATATGATATCTACCACCACCGCAACTTGCAAGTTTGGATTAGCTGATAAGATATTAGTTGGATCCAAAGACTTTGGAGCTTGACTTTGGTTTTTAATAATACTTACTATATTTGTAGAACTGCTCATATTATGATTTACCTATTTTTATGACTTCATCCATTAATTGTTTACGTTCTTCATCTGTAATCATCATATTTAACCCTTCGGCTGTATTTTCAGTCTTAGCAACTAATCTTTGTACTACAGATGCTAATTTAACTAGTTGTTCATCATTCTTTACACCAACATCGTAATAGTCTTTTATAAGAGGTACAATAATAACAGCATCGTTAACAGTCTTAATTAATGTTCTCAATTCAGAAACCAATATATCAATTTGGTCCTTTTTACTTTCGGAATTCTTTACAATATCTTTGCAAAGACCCGAAAAAGATTTTCCCTTGTATATTTCAAAGTTTAGATCCATATCATATAAATAGAAAAAACCACCTAATTTCTTAGGTGGTTGGTTAATTTAATTAATTTTAAATAACGCCTTTGTTTAGATAACTTTGCATTATAGTGTTTTGATAATTCTTCATCTTATCAATTACTTTAGTAACCTGTTGAGTTTTACATCCGCTAATCTCTCTAATATAGAGATATAAGGTTTTTTTATTGAATGTTTCTAATCTATCACAGTTTCTAAATAACTCAATGACTGCGTATGCTATATTTAGATCTTTTTCCTTACTAAATATTTTTTTAAGATTTTTTTCCCAATAATCTACTAATAATCGCATAAGTTCTTTTGTCTGAACATTCTTGTAATGTTCATCCTCTGTCTGTAAACAGACTGATGATTCACTTGGAGTTTCTGCAATATCTACGTGTTGATTAAATCTTTTATAATTAGAATTATTATGAAATATAAGATAATTCTTTGCTACTATACTAAAATAACTAAATGCTTTACCTTTACCGGCTTGAAATTTATGTATATTGGAAACTAAATGACTAACAGTTTCTTTTTGTATTTCTAGTGGACTATTATCAAAATATGTAAACTTAAATGTATTGAATATATTTTCTACTAATTTTTCAAAACTATATCTAATCTTAGTTTCATATATATTGTTTCGAATATTATTATCTTTCTCATCGTTGTATTCTATAATAGCTTCTTCTGTAGCCTTACTAAAATAAATCTTTTCTTTCTTATTTCTACCTCTACGTCTTTTCTTTGGTTCATTTTCATCTACCAAAGTTACTTCATCTGATTCTTCAATCATCACATCTTTTTTGATAGGTTCATTGGTTCTTGGAACAATAATCTCTGATTTCTTAATAGGCTTTTCTTTTTTTACCAATGTTTTTTTATTTTTAATATCATTCTCTGATATTATAGAAATGGAAATTTTTGGTTTCTTTTTATTTTTAAATAAAACCTTAGATGCCTTTGTTTTATTAACTATCTTAACAAGTTTCTTTTTAGATTTGGTTTGTTTTTTCATCAACATCGGTTGTAGTGGCTGACTCATCATTTATCCTTTGGTTAGTTATCTTTATTATGTTAACGATGTCATTAAATAAAAAACCAACATCGTCATCTTTTTCAAAGATACCACGTTCATCAATACTTTTCAACTTTTTGTATACATTATTAATTGATTTTTTAAAGTCAATTAACCAAGTCTCCAAAATATCAATTGTGTAAAATGCGCGTTTTAAAGCTACAAACAAAAATATGTTTGTTACTAGTGATATTAATAGAAAAATAATAATTACGTACATTTATTTATTCAACTATATCATCTGACACTTCAATATATTCAGCGATATAGTCTAGTGATTCTTTTACAGAATTCCAATCAGTATTTTCATATCCATACTTGATTAGATTATATAATTCTAACAATTCTTCTTCGTTCATATATATTCGATTTTTCACCTCAAGTATAAAATATATATTACGAATGTTTCAAAATAATTTTTTTATTTAAAAACTAGCAAACGCACCTCTAACACTTTCATTCTTTTGTTTAACAATTTTTTCTACTACTTTTTCCACTTCCTTTACAACTTCGACTGGTTTTTCCACAATCTTTACAACTTCGACTGGTTTTTCCACAATTTTTTCAACGATTTTAACATCGTTATTAGCGTTGTTAGGTTGTTCTGAATCTGATATTGAACTAGTTTGAACAGAGTCAGTTGTGGAAGATTCTTTGATATCTTCTTTTTTGTATATTTGATAATGTTTTGATTCTTTTTCATAGTTATTATTTGTTATGATATTATAGGCTAAAAGCAAAACGATTGCTAATGGATCAAATACAATAATTAATATTATTATAAACCATTTTGCCACTTTTTGAATGGTTGTATTAAATTCATCCGCAACAAATTTAAATGTAGTTATATCTTTTTTCTGACTATTTTCAATTTTAAGTTTGAATACGTCTTCATCTATTTTTGATAACCTATCCCCAGAAATTTTAAGCTTTTCATTTTCAGTTTCCATTTGTTTATTCAAACCTTCAATTTGATCGTTAATTTGGTTTTGAAGATTTTGAAACTGAATTGGATTTCTTGCAATTACTACATTTGTTAATGTTTCTGACAATCTTGCCTCTTGAGAAGATCTTAATTTAAACAAATTACTTATAGATATCGTGGTAGATTCAATCTTTTTCAACTCTTCTACTTTTTGTGATTCAAATGCAGCAATTTTAGCTGTTGATACTTCCGTTTCTAATGAAGACTTTTGAAATGCAGAGGTTAAAAATCCAAATACACCCAACGATGTAATAAACATTAAAGCAAATACTGCAAAAATCATATACAACTTCAACAATATATTAGCACGTTTCCAATATCTAAAGAGCCAAGATGTTGTAACAAGTTTACCAAGTTCTAACGCCGATGCCATAATCATAGCCGCTAGTGTGGCACCAGAAAATAGCATTCCAATACCATATACACTAAAATATGCAGCACACCCAGCTATTAGTAGTGATGTAAATATGATTAGATGTTTAAATTGTATCATATATATAAATATTAATTAAATAAAAAACCCCGTTAATTTAATAACGGGGTTAACATAACCTAAATCAAATTAATTGATCTTTATCTTCTTTGTTTCAGGAATGGTGGGTTTAACCTTTGATAATGTGATGGATAACAAACCATTCTCAAATTTAGCCTGAGGAGAATTTTTATTAATTTGATCACCTAGAGTGAAGCTTCTCTTAAAGCTACTATGTTTTAATTCTCTACGAATATATTTTCCAGTAGATTCTTTATCTTCCACATTTTTGATCTTTTGACCACTAATGGTAAGTACATTTTCTTGTACTTCAACCGATACTTCGTCTTTACTTAGACCTGGAATTTCTGCTAGAATTTCGACGCGATCATTGTAATCGACTACATCTACACGGGGATAACTTTGTTTTTCGAAGAAACCCACTCCCAATTCTTTATTTAATTCTGGGAAATGAGCCGCAAATACTTCATCAAATACGCGGTCAAATGGAGTTAGAAATTCGTCACGATCAATGTGACGCAATGCAAACGGACTATTATATCTTACTACTGACATATATTTACCTTTCTTTTTTTTAATAATTCAGTTGAACTTATTAACCTAATAGCCTCACTCGAGCACTATAGTAGATAGTGTCTATAATATCACCATCTGATAATATATATTACACACCTTTCGAAAAATGTCAAGAACTATAATAAAAATTCTAACAATGTCATTGAAGAAGTTGCAGAATATCCTGAAGCAATAGAATAATGAGATCTATTTATATACCAACCTGAACTCGCAGTATCACCCTTTACTCTGACCAAATAGGTACGTGATGTTGTAGATCCAGCCGTATGTAAATATGTAGTAGATGATGGTTGTGCATCAAAGGTACTTCCATCAACACTGGTAAATTGTTCAATCAATGGCGTATATGTTCCACCTTCTAAAACCCATAACCCCGCTATAGCATTTCCGGGAGCATTACCATTTGCCAACACAATTGAAGCATTTATCAAAATTTTAGAAGTGGAAGAATTTGGTGTTATAGTAATCGCCAAAGCGGTGTCTGTCCACGTTACGCCGGCCCCGACAGCTTGAGTTGAAGATTGAACTGAGTTGGCGGATTTGATTAAACCAGCGGCACTACCACCTGCTATATAACTGGCAGTTTTTGCATAACTAGAAGATACAGCATGACTGCCTGTACCCCAGAAACTAACAGATTTGCCATTAAGTGTTTTAAATGGTGTTTTACCATAGAATGACCCTGTAATACCACCATTTACATTTAACTTACCATGAATATAAGTGTTACCACTACCAGAAACAAAAAATGTCTTTGTTAAATTTGGAAATGCAGCACTTGATGATCCATAATTAACCAATATTGCTGTGGATCTATGTTCTACAGTTGCTTGTGGAGTCCATGCTCCTTCTCCACTACCACTATACATATTAATTTGTAACTTAGCTCTTAAATATTCACTAAATGCACCAGTAGATGTGCTTGGAGGTTGTACACCTATACCGATTGCACCATCTCTACTTGGGGTATTAAGGGACATGTATGGCCAGAAATAGAATCCATTTCTTCGTTGAACCATACCATAACACTCGCCGGTTGTAGATTTAGCAACAATGCCGGATGATGAAAAGGCATTTGATCCAATTGGGGCGACAAATACTAAACTACCACTATCAGTGCTCAACAAGGTCCACGCTGAATAATTTGGATATGGTTTACTATTATTATAATTTGCTAACGCTATACCCGCTTGATTAAATCCAGAACTACCTCTGCTAGCAATAACTAGATAATTAAATGCAAGTGATGATGATATATTTAATGATTTAACTCCGCCGGAATTATTTTCAAATATTAATCCTGGAGCACTTGTTAATCTCGTACCATCAAAGTATCCGACGCCCTTTGATGTGTTCTGATTTGTTTGACGTAAATATGATGATGTTTGAGAAAATGTTGATGTACCATAAAAGCTTCCACTAAAGCTACCACTGGCTTTTCCTTTAAAACTTCCCGAAAACGATCCCGTAAATTTGGCATTTGGATTATTGCCAACATAATTCAATAGGTTTGCGAGAGTACTTTTACGAGAATATAAATTACCGCTCGTATTTTCTATTGTTAGAATTACATCACTATCTTTTAAAGCGCTATAGCTAGCTAATTTACTTACTTTGATAAGTTGAACATTTAGACTATTACAAGGTGTTGACATATATTATAAGTATAATCTCGATTATATAACTTGCGATATAATAAAGTCTATTTGAATATAAGATTCAAATGATGCATCATTATCTAAAAATTGTAGCTCCCCATCGGCAACTAAAGAATTATCTAAATCTTTTCTGATTTCAAATGTTACAATATTATGTCCTGTAGGAACTACAGGATTAGGAATTTTAGTTGGATATGTTAAATCATAATTAATTGTTGTTGTACCGTATGGCGCCCATGAATTCGTATTAGAAACATCTGTTACCGTTGTTAACCTATTAACGACAAATTGTAACACCTTTCTAGTATCAGCACCAATATTACTTAAACTTTGCGCTAATATTAAATTTCTAATCGTGGTTTTACCTGCAGAAAAACTACTATAATAATTGCTAAAACTATAGCTGGTTCCTCCACCAGATACAACTTGTTGCCAAAATGAAAAATTCTGAATCATATCAGCTAAAATTTTGTATCGCAGATGCAAATACATTATCATCTATATTAACAAATGTGAATACGTCCTTTCCAAATGCTGTTAATGTAGGTGCAATTCCATTTTTCCAATATATTGATGTGGTTGATGATCCACCATCTATACTAGCATTCCATGTCAACGTGAAAGCACCTGCATTATGCACATATACTGTACAGGTTTTACCCTTTCTTAAATTTATGGTGACAGTACCACCTGTACCATTTACAGTTAGTTTACTTGATGGATATAAATCGCCATTAATAGTAGCGGTAGCACTAGCTGCTAGTGTTACACTTGATGGTGGCGATGTTACTGCTCCATATAAAGATCCAGTAATACTAGAATTAGCAGTAATTATTCCAGTAGCAGTAAAATTGGTAACTTGAAAAGTATCGATACCATTAAAAAACGCCATATTTGACGCTGCCAATGTTTTACTATCAGTCCAATATGAAACATAATTTGCAGTTGGTACACCACTTCTTGTTATTGGAGTACTCCATGTTGCTCCACCACTACCATCCTTTATTACGACTTGATATTGACTACCACCACCAGGTAAAGCCCCAGTGCCCGAAGAAGCAAAAGCTGCAGTTAATGCTTGTGTAGCGTAAGATGATGTTCCGTAAAAGAATGCGTTCGGATATCCGCCATTTGCAGTTGCGGTTCCACTTCCATTTTCTAATATTTTATTTGAATTAGCATTTAAAACATCACCTGTTAAATTACCAACTGAATTACCCGTGACGTCGCCTGTTAAATTACCATTTACATTACCAGTTACGTTACCCGTCAAATTACCAGTTACGTTACCAATTATATTACCAGTTACATTGCCAGTCAATCTGCCTTTTAAACTACCGGTGAAACCTGTATTCGCACTACCTGTTATACCACCTATTGTATTTACAACTTTAGTTTGAAACGATGAACCATTTGCAGGAATAAATGTTAAATTTGTTGGACTAATAGTAGCAGTACTACCAGCACCCATAGTTAAATTTGAACGTATAGTAACTGTATGTAAGTTGGAAGTCTTTCCATTTGGATTGAAAAAAGATCCAGTAAAACGATTATCAGCATTTTGAAAATCAACCGCATCTGGAAATGAGCCAAATGTTGATAATACAAAATCTGACAACGTTGTTAAAGTTGTTTTTCTTGTTAAATTATTTGATGCGTTTAAAGATTGAATAACTAATAGATCATTTCCACTCAAAGTTGTTGCTGGAGTGAGATCCGATATCAATCTACCTCTATTTGATATTACTACTGCCATACTATATAATTATTAATTAATTTAACTTTTTTAGTTTTTTTAATATATATTTGACCAATCCGCTGCGAACAATGTCTTCTTCTGCAAATTTGAAGATATAAATTCCATTGCTTTTACTTTCTTCATCATCAAATATATTCATAACAGAAGAAAATCCACTTTTACCATTGATATCACTTTGGTCTGGATCACCACAAACATATAACTTACTAAACTCACCAACGCGGGTTATAAGAGTTACAAGCTCTTTTTTAGTCATATTTTGAGCTTCATCAGCTACTATAACTTTAGCATTCCAGTTCAAACCACGTAAAAAGTTTACTGGAAAACCATGTATACGTTCTTCCTTTTTAAGTTTTTCGATATCTGATCTTGGTAGTAATTCCTCTAGTTTATCAATAAGAGGTTGTACGTATGGACTCATTTTTTCATCCATTTCACCAGGTAAAAATCCCAATTTACTATCACTACTTTCTACAGCGCTGCGAACATATATAATTTCGCTAACTCTTTTATCATTAATTAGATTCAACCCAGATAATACTGAGGTATACGTTTTACTTGTACCTGCAGGACCGGATATAAATACGAGTTTTGAGTTTTTATTAGTTAATATGTTTATGAGCTCTTTTTGTTTTTCAGTTAACTCTACACTTTTTATTTGAATCGAGTCTTTAATTTTTGTGTTTTGGTGAACCTTTGGGCTTGTATCTTTTTTTTTGCTCATTTTTGGTATCTAATAATTTTTGTACTTTTTTTACACATTGACAATACTCATATTGTTCTGTCTCAATGTAGTATTTAAAAATAAACTCTAAGTTTTCTTTGAATGATAACGAATTGAGTAAAACGATATAATCACTATTCTTAAATTTAAAAACTTCTATATTAGTTAGTTTGTTGTTCAGTGCGTGTTCGATTGAATCAACAACCTTTTTTGTCAATATAGTTTTATTTTCAATGATGTATTTTTCCATCTCATCATACTCACATGGTAATATCATCGCGGAAAATTTTTTAGACATAATAACTGATTATATATATCAAAAATCAATACAATTAGACAAAAATAAAAGCGTCACTTTTCAGTGACGCTTTCAAATAATTCTAATTTATACTAAACTTTACTTACTCTTTTTACCAGTTTTGTTTTTCTTTTTCTCAACAGATTTCTCTGATGATTGTGTCGGATCAATGTTCAATAATTGTGTTAACCTAACTCTCGCAGTAGACTTCCACGATCTCTTGGTTCTATCTGAAACTAGATCAAATGTTTGACCCTTTAATAATAATGATGTAACATCCGATTCTGAAGCAGCTGTTTTAATTTGTTCTCTCAATCCCATATTACTTTACTCTCCTTGATAAGTTTACAATCTCCAACTTACTTCCATCTGGCCATCTTGTAATAATACGAGTCCAGTGATCATACTCAGACTTAGCTGCGTCTTTATTCGCATATTCTTCATCTGAGACTCTGGCTCCATTTCTCATAACTACGTACCTATCCGATGCATTTTCAATTACTACTTTCTTTTCTTTGGTTTGCATTATATAATATAATTTTGTGGTTAATATTTGATATGATCTAAACAATCTCAGATTATCAGCCTGAGAAATACTATTCATAGTATACAAAATATTCTGTGTTTGTCAATACTAATCTTTAAAGTTACTTATATAGGAAAAAAATAAAAGAAAAGTAAAAAAACATTTCTTGAAAGTAATTTAAATTAAAAAAAATTAGTATTAAAAATTAAGGATTACTAGTTGATGCTTCTTCCACAATTGCCTTAATTTCGTTTTCGATTTCTTTCATTTTTTCTTTATATCCAGAAGCTACATCCTTGAAATCTTTCTTTACATAAAGAAGTTTTTCAGTTAACTCATATACCTTTTGTTCTGCTTGTTGTTTTGTTAGTTTAATATTACTCATAACTTTTTCAAGTCTATAATTTGTTTTACTGCTTCTATTGGTATATAACTAGTAACATAATTGCCTGGATCTACATTTTTTAAATCAGGTAATTTAGTTTTGTCAATCACTACTATTATACCTTCACCCTTATCTCTATAATTGACTAAGGCAAATCTTGCTGCCAATTTAAAATCGCTAGCTAAATAACTACCAACAATGTCTCTGGTATTACCTTTACCTTTACTAGTAACTTTACCTTGTTTTTTAAGTATATTGTATTCTTTCTCAGACATTCCTCTATATAATACACCATCATCGTCTGGTACCAAATCAAGTTTATCCGCAATATATTTTAATTGACCTTTAGGTTCCCACACCAAGTAGTCATATATACTGGACTCGTATAATAAACTATATCTTTTCATCTTTGTATAAATATACTTATCTAGTATGGAAGAGGTTAATTTTCACGAAGTTAATATAAACAATCATAATATAACTATCTGGGCAAATAAATTTGTAGTATTGAGACATCCAGAAAAATGTGATGTATATGAAGATGATTGTTGTAGAGAACGAATTACAAAGTATTTGATTGAAGAAGGTTATATCAATGATAACGGAGTAATAATCATCGATAGCTACATTGACTTTGAATCTGAATAAAATGGTGGACGTAAAGGGAGTTGAACCCTTGTCTTTAATAGATAACTTATATCAGCCTACACGTTTATATATTTTAAATTGTTAGGAAGTAATAATAAAAAATATCTAAAAATATTACTCTTAAGATTTACTATTTTCTCAATCATTTGCGCAAACCAAACATTTGATCCAGTCCAATAATTTACACCCAACACAAATATCAGACTTCAATGTGAAGGATGGTGCGACAACTTAAGCCGCAACTGCTACAACATCATCATAAGAGAAGTCGTAGCTGATTACATTATCTTCAGCAGTTAATGTTATAATAGATGTTTTAAAGAGGCCAACTATCATCCTCTACGTGCCTAACATAGGTGTACTACTAAATCGAAACCAGTATACGCCCATAAAATTTTGGAGCGGGTAGCCGGAATTGAACCGGCACATCGACCTTGGCAAGGTTGCAGGCTACCACTACATCATACCCGCGCTCTCTTTGAACATTAATAAATAGTTGATTAACAACAAACATTAATTTCAAATGGTGGACCGTAAGAGAATCGAACTCTTCCCTAAAGCTTGCAAAGCTCCCGTGCTACCACTATCACTAACAGCCCATTAAAATCAACCCTATCCTATCTGGATCAGATTCGTCCGGGTCAGACTACAGGGGTGTATCGTCATCCCTCACGTTGTTGGGGTCACCCCCCAACACACACGTTTATTAAAATGATCAAAGTGTCACTCCGAATAAATTGGCAGGGGATGAAGGAATCGAACCTTCACTAAGAGATCCAAAGTCTCCTGCACTACCATTATGCAAATCCCCAGTTAAATGGAGCGGGTAGTGAGAATCGAACTCACATAATCAGTTTGGAAGACTGACACTCTACCATTGAGCTATACCCGCAATGGCGGTTGGAGAAGGATTTGAACCTTCGGAGGCTTTTTTAACCTCGGAGCTTTAGCAAAGCTCTGCATTAGACCACTCTGCCATCCAACCTTAAATCTTTGGCGGTGAAGGAGGGATTTGAACCCCCGGTGGTTTTACCCACTGCGGTTTTCAAGACCGCTGCATTAAGCCACTCTGCCACCTCACCTTTTATATATGGTGGGCATAGAGGGACTTGAACCCCCATGGATTGCTCCACGAGCTTCTAAGACTCGCGTGTCTGCCATT